ATAAATTTATTGGTATCTCTTATGCTGATTCAAACGCAGATAATCTTTTGGCTGTTGAAATGATTGAGGATTCAGCCGATAAGCCTGCGGTTTAAGGGGGTCTTAAAATGATTGCAAATGTAAAGAGTGAATGGATTGACGGGGATTTAGTATTTTCAAATAATAACGGTACTGAAATTGCAAGATTTGACAGTTCGGAAAATACTTTGTCAGTTGAGGATCTTGTAGTCGCGGAAATGGTAGTTACTACCTTTGCACTAGCTACAAAATCAGATAATGTGGAAGATGTTGCCGAGGCGACTGGAACTGATGTTGATACAGAGCTTAACGCTCTGGCAATGGCAGTAAATGCGTTAAAAGATGCTCTTGTTGACGCTGGAATCATGGCCGATGCAGCTTAATTAATACTTCCCGGTGTAAAAGCCGGGAATTTTAAAGGATGAAACACGGGATGATGAAATATAATCTTAAGCAGATCACGCCTCCAGCCCAGATTTTAAGCTACAGGCTCATATCACCTTTACAGAGCAAGACGCTTTATATACAAGTTATCTAAAAGCTGGGCGAATGGTTGCGGAAGATTATCAGAGAAAGTCGTTTATTACCCAAATATGGGAGCTTTCACTTGACATTGTGCCACATAATCCAATAAAGTTATTGAGGGGGCCTGTTCAAAGTTTAGTTTCTGTTAAAGTTTATGATGGCGACAATACAGAATCTACAGTTGACAATAGTAATTTTTTCTTAGATAATTCCGGGGATGTTGCCAGGCTCTCATTAACTGATGATGGGGGGTGGCCTATTTTGGATTATCGTTATACCTCTTGCGTAGTAATTAGATATACTACAGGGTACGGCCTAACGGCCTCTGATGTACCAGAATACATTAAGCAGGCTATCTTGCTTTATGCGTCCCACATGGATGATAATAGAGCTGGTGATTTACAGGGTATACCACCAGCGTTTTATAATCTTTTGTCACCAGGGAGAATACATACAAATGAACCGTGGTAGCAATAACCTAAGAAGAAACCCAAATAAAAGCCTATCTACAGAGACGAGGCTATATGGTTATATACAAAGAGGTGTATCTAGTGATGACGGTAGAGGCGGTGAAAGTATTGCGTGGGAAAATACCACGACGAACCCTCTTGCTTTTGCCCTTTTGCCGTTGTCCGCTAAGCAGGTAATGGATTTTAAAAGCATAAATGTTGAAGCGTCTCACATGGTAAAGGTGCGGGGGGAAATTGACATTTTAGAAGATGATAGATTGTTTATAAAAAACAGAGTTTTTAAAGTTTTGACCGTTGAGGATATACAGGAAAAAGGTAGACTAAAGATTGCAACTTGTAAAGAGAGGCGGTCATAAATATGAAATCTAATAACTTTGTTTTTAAAGATATGGTTAAGGATTTTGAAAAAGATATGAATGCCGTAAGAAAAAAAAAAGCAAGGGAAGCGGCAAAGATTTTTGCTAAAAAACTTAGGCAATCGATTAAGTCAAGAGTGGGTAAGAAAACGGGAAATTTACTAAAGGGTGTTAAATATAATATTCGCCCGGGGGTTGCGGTTGTAGGAATGGCGGCACCGGCCTTCCATGCTCATTTTTTAGAGCATGGGACAGAAGAGAGAATTGACAAAAACGGAAAGAGTTCTGGCAAAATGCCACAGATAGAATTTTTCTTACCTGCTTACCGTGACGCAGAACAAGAGATTATAAATTATGTATCAGAAGAGTGGTTATAATGTTTTATGGTGAAATCATAACATACTTAAGGACAGTTGAGCCAATAACAGACCACTTGACATTAAAAAATGATTTACCGGCTATCTTTGCAAATGAAGCTCCGGAAGATGCTGTTAAGCCTTATATCGTCTTAAGGATTGAAAATAATAATACACCGGGAAGAGTGGTTTTTCAATCTGATTTATATATAAATTTTTACGATTTTGGAAAGTCAAGGTTAAACGCTGATGAATGCGCTATGGCTATTGAAAATGCACTTGACCAAAGGAAAATAAGTACAGATAACTTATCTGATGTTAGATTTACATTGATAAGCAGTGGTTACGAAGAAGGTAGTGACCCAAGAGATATAGATTATAATTTAGTTTTTAGTTGCCGTGGTGCACGCAAAAGATGGATGATAATTAACAATTAAGAAAGGGGTATTTTTATGCCAGCAGTAAAGAGAATTAATGGAATATCAGCAGACACCTATAATAGGTTATTGCTTGATTCTGGGGCGGTTTATCTTGATTATGGATTGCCGAGTGAAAAATTAATCGGTGCAACAAGGGGAGGAAACTCTGTAAGTATCGAAAGTGAAAACAGAGATATGACCGTAGACGGTGTGCCGGGGCCGGTTAAAGGGGCCGTAAGGAGATTAAGAAGTTCGGCAAAGCTTACAGTCAATCTTGTGGAGATAACTACAGACTCAATATTAATAAACCTTCCTGGAGCCGTTTCAAGTTCCAATGGTACGCATGATGTCATTTCAAGAGCTTTACAGATTGCGAATGGAGATTACTTTTCAAATGTCACTTTGGTTCTTGAAAAAAATGGAACAGATGAGCTTTTCGCCTTTGAAATTCAAAACGCTTTAGCCCTTGGGAATTATGACCTTGGAGCCTCTGAGGATGACGAAAGCGTAATGGCTATTGAGTTCACGGCTCACTTTGATCCAACAAACCTTACTACTGAGCCGTGGAGAATTTACAATCCGTTAGAAGGTGAGATTACTTATTATACTCTCACATATACAGCTGGAGAAAACGGAAGTATTATTGGCGATGGATCGCAGAGAATAGCCTCCGGTGAAGATGGCGAGGCCGTTTACGCTAGCGCAGACACTGGATTTGTTTTCTCTGAATGGTCTGATGCAAGTACAGACAACCCAAGGCAGGATATAGCTGTTTCTGACAATGTGACTGTTACTGCTATTTTTGTATCAGATTAATTATTAAAAGTAAAATAAAGTATAGTTGACAGTTGCGCATCTATACTTTATATTAAATACATTCAATTTTAAAAGGGGTTTTTATGAGTGAGTATAAAATTAGAGAATTGACAAGACAAGATAGAGTGATTCTTACATCTATCTTTAAGAGAGTTATTAAGACATTAAACAGGGAAGATTTAATGTCTATATTTAAGTCGGTTGACACTGACGAAATATTAAAATCAAAAGACATGGAAACTGATAATATTCCAAATGAGGAAGAAGTAGGGGCAAAGATAATTAGCATTGCCCTTGAAATAATATCAGATTCTATGGATATTCTTGATTCTGATGTAGGTGAATGGTTTTCCAGCCTTCTTGGTGTATCCGTAGAAGACTTTGATAAATTACCTATAAGTATAGAGCTTGACATTTTAGATCAGTTAGGAGCGGCACCGGAAGCGGTTGATTTTTTCGGTCGGTGCTGGGAGCGTGCCAAAAAGATCTCATGGTTAGAGAGTTTATCGAAAATAGGGAAGCAGAAGTTAAATATAAAATGATGTTGACAAGTGGCGACTTTAATAAGTTGCCATATAATGACATTTCATTTTTCTACAATAAAATGCAAGAGGAAAAGGCGGAAGAGGTTAAAAGAAATTTAATTTCTGCATCCTTTACAGCTTGGCAAATAATGAGAACTAATGGTTATAAGAAGAGCTGGGAAAATCATTTAATTTTATTAGGACTTAAAAAGCCTATAAACAAAAAGATTGACAAAACAGAAAAAGAAAAAGCCTTAAGAGTAGCCGAGAAAATACAGGCAAGGTTAGGAGCTGTTAAAAATGCCAAGTAGAAAAATATTTTCCCTTTTTGGAACAATTGCAATAGAAGGCATGGCTGCCACAAATAAAGAGCTTAAAGCGTTTAATAAGGATGTTTACAAAACAACAAAAGCGCTTAATAAAATGGGGCGTGATGTTGGCAAGATGGGCAAGTCTATTACTATGGGGCTTACAGCTCCTTTAATTGGTGCTACTACTGCACTAATCACTTCGAGTAATAAAGTAGGAGATTATGCTGATAATCTATTAGACCTTGAACAAATAACAGGGTTGACAACTGATAATTTACAGGGCTTAGAACAAGTCGCAAGGGTAGCAGGGGTTAGTTTTGATGGTTTGTCAGGCACTATTGGTAAATTTACATCAAGATTGCCACAAATATTAAGTGAAGGCGGTGCTGCTTCTGATGCTATAAATGCGTTAGGGGTTAATATTTTTGATACTGATGGAAGTATGAGGGATATGAATCAACTATTTCCGGAACTTGTAAATAGTTTGCAGGGCGTAGAAAGTGTAACTGATAGAAATGTAATTGCGCAACAAATATTCGGCAAAAGTTTAAATGATTTAGCTCCTGTTTTGTCAATGACGCAAGATGAATTTAATGAAACTTTCGGAGCCGGTGAAAAATTAAGTTCTTTTATGTCAACGGAGTCTATAGAAGCCGCTAACAATTATAGAATTGAAATGGAAAATGTAAAGGCTCAATTTACAGGTTTATGGCGTGATTTAACGGTAAACTTAATTCCTATACTTAAAGATGTTCTTTTCCCTTTGCTGAAGGACAATGTTTTTCCTGTTTTAAGTGTTATTGCTGGGAAAGTTGGGGATCTTGCTAAATGGTTTAAAAACTTAAATCCTGCGGTAAAAGATTTAGCCGGTGCCTTTATTGCCACCCTTGCGGTAATGGGGCCGATATTAATTGTTGTGGGTAAGTTTATGCCAATGCTAAAAGGGATAGTGCTACTATACAAAGCATGGACAGCGGGACAAATTGCATTAAACGTTGCAATGACTGCAAACCCTATCGGTTTAATTGTGGCTGGAGTGGCCGCTTTAATAGCTATTACATATACTCTTATAAAAAACTGGGATAAGGTAAAAGTATCTTTTGTAAACACATGGGATTTTATAAAATTCCACTTTATGAATATTGTTGATCAGATTGACCTTTTAGGGAGTAAAATGGTTTTAGGATTATTAAACCAAATTAACAAATTTGGAAAATATATTCCTGGATTAAATAAAGGACTTGACAGTTTAGTAGGTTCAAGTGAGAGGTATATTAAAAAAGTTGAATCCCAAATAAAAACCCGTAAGGCAGACTATCAACAGGCAAAACTATCTAAGGAAATGACTGACGAGGAAACAGAGGCAATTAAAAAAGCGAAAAGTGCCGTTACTGATTATTCTATGGAGCTTTTTAAAAATACTGATACCAAAAAAGAGAATACTGAAAAAACAAAGGAATCTGTAAGCGAAGATGAAAAAGCCTATACTAAAAAAGCCGAATTAGAAGATGAATGGAATGAAAAGCTTTTTGAATCAGTTGCCACAAAAGAAGAAATACTTTACATGGAGAGAAGAAAGGCTGTAGAAAACGCTGAAAAATTAGGAGCTGACACTACTGCGATAAAAGAGTATTATAATCTTGAAGAATTAAAAATGGAAGAGAAAAAACAAAGAGAAAGGATAAAACTTGAAAAGCAAGCAGCAGAAGAGATAAAAAAGAAAAGGGCAGATATAAAAAATACATCGATCTCTCTTGTTGGCCAGATTAATAAAGTATGGGCAGATTCCATTGATATGAGAAAAAATAAAATCGACGAAGAATCAGAAAAGCAAAAGTCTGCTATTGAACAAAGCATGATGAACGAAGAGGAAAAAGCAGAGGCCATTGAAAAGATTGACGAAGAGGCAGACGCTAAAAAATTAGAATTACAAAAGGAAAATGCCAAAAGAGAGAAGGCAATGGCCATATTTTCTGCCATTATTAACACCGCATCTGCAGTTGTAAAGGCGCTAACCCTAGGTCCGCCGGCGGGGTTAATATTTGCACTTTTGTTTGGTGCGCTTGGAATTGCTCAAATAGCAATGATTGCAGCGCAGCCCATGCCATTTGCCGAGGGTGGACTTGTAAAGAGTAACCCGGGAACTGGTATAGTTGCGCAAATTGGAGAGGGAAAACAAGATGAGTTGGTAATGCCGATGGAAACAGGGGCCTCAATGCTTGCTGATAACATAATGAGAAAAGTTAATCAGCTTGGTGGGGCAATGCTTCCAAAACGTCAAGGGGGTAAAGAGGTTCATAATCATTTTCACATTGGGACTTTAATAGCGGATGAGTTTGGGCTTAAAAATCTTGAGAGAAAATTGAGAGGTTTTAGAGTTTCAGAAAATCAAAGGACGGGATATGTCACAGCCTAATTTAATAGAAATTGGAACAACAGGAGATGTTTTAGAGCTTCCTGCGTTTGGGCGTACTTTTACTATAAGGTGGGAAGATGGCCTTTACAGAGAGGAAAGAGCCTCAGACGGTACTGCGAGAAGAGATGTAATAGCTAGGAAAAGGAACTTTACATTAGGCTATGATATTTGCGATCAAGATTTAGTAGACAGAATGGAAGAGTTATTTCAGGAGGATTCCGAATTAATTTTAAGGGTCACACACTTGACAACCACAACAACTTACAATGTTTTGATGGCACCATTTGAGAGAGAAAGATTGTTGGCGGTGGCTGGCGGTATGTGGTCTGGTTTAACGGTTGAACTAAAAGAGGTTTAATAGTGTCGCTTGCTACATTAAGAGCAGAAAGCAAAAAAATAGTAAGAAATCCGATTGCCAAAGTGGATGTTATTTGGACTGATCCTTTAATTGATTTATCAATAGTCGCAGAAGGTAGTGAGGAGAATAGAATAAACTACCCTATACAAGCCGCAGACCTTGTTTTAGATGTTCCTTTTAAATGGATGCACACCAACCATGATACAGCCATATTAGATGGTACATATAATTTAATGCCATCATCATTATTGACAGCTAGGAAAACACAGGTTGGATGGTGGGGGACTCAAGTGGCAGAAGTTGATGGAACTTTTTTGTCAAGTAATCCGACATTAACATTGACATTTGCGCCTCGTTTAGTTGTTGGGTTTACAGTAGCCGGAGACTCTGCGTTTAGTGAATACCCAGTTGATTTTAAGGTTTATGCACAAAAAAAAGTGGGGGAATCATACTTTACCGTAGAAGCAAAAACTATAACAGGCAATACAAGTATGAAATATGTAGCGTTGTTTAATAATGAGCATAATAGTATATCGAGGATAATTTTAGAGGTTGACAAATGGAGTACTCCGGGATCAGTTGTAAAGATTGCAGAGTTTTACAGTTCGATTAGCGAAACTTTTGAATCTGATCAAATATTTTATTTGAATTTTTTGGAGGAATTTGAAAGCAGTGACGCGACATTACCTATCGGTAATATATCCTGTAATGAGATTGATTTAAGATTGCAAAATTTAACAGATAGATTTTACCCTGGCAACACAAGCTCTAATATTTATACTTTTATAAAAAGAAATAGAAAAATTAAACCTTATATAGGGTTTGAATACTCTGATGGAACAAAAGAATATATTCAAAAAGGGCTTTACTGGTCTGGAGACTGGACGGTATCAGATCGTGACACAGGAGCGCAAACCACCGCGAGAGATAGGATGGAGCTTTTCAGAAAAACAGATTTTATTGCTACTGATGTTATCCCCGAACCGATATATAATATTACTACTAAAGAATTAATGGTTTTAGTATTAGATAGTTTAACTGATTATATGACTGATTTTTTTTACGATGTTTCGGATATGGATGATGGCTATATTATCCCTGTAGTTATATCTGATTTTTTTAAGGATAAAAATTATTTTGATGTCATAAAAACAATAACAGCCGCCTCATTAGCATATTCTTATTTTGACAACCCTACAGAGGAAGAGAAAGACTTAAATGGTGTTTTGTGTAATGACATGTTAAGGGTTAAAAAGTTAGAGACGGTTTTTCCGACTTCGGGCGTTGAAGTTGACGGTATAGAAATACAAAAAAGGGATTTTATAGAGAAAACGCAACCGGCTAATACAGAAGAGCTTGCGAATGTTGTCCATGTTGTATATAAAACATGGACACAAGACCCGGAAGACTCTACAAAGTGGGAAAATGAAGATACTACCGTTACAAGTGAAGACAGTAATAGTATTAGTGAGTTTGGTAGATTGTCATACACTTATGATAGTAATGACTTAATACAAACAGAGGACCATGCTGAAAGTATATCTTTATTATTGCTGGAGTCTTACAGCGTCAACAGAAAAGATATTGATTTGTTGACATTCGGAGATATAACTTTAAAATTAGCCAATAAAATACAAGTTCCAGATTATGTGAAAAATGGCGTTGAAACTTACGGTAGTTTTACAATTAGTAAATTAAACACTCAATACGATGGAGCTTTAAGAGTAAATGTTAAGGGTCGTAAAATTACTGATACAGTTGTTCCAGTGGTTTACACAATGGTGCAGGACACCGAAGGAGCACTTACTAAATGGCAAGACACAGATTCAGAAGGAAGTATTTTATATCAAGATGCAGGAGTTTAAAAAATGGCTGAGAATGTAACACAAATAAGCGGAGCGGAAGAGATAAATTATTATTTTAGGAATTATGCGTATTCCAGTATTTTATCTGATATGCCCATTTTGTCAATGGGTTTGGC